GATCTGAGCTTGCATTTGCGCTAGTTGCATCTCGGCTTGAATCTTGGACTGGTGCATTTGCCCATCAAGCTGCGCCTTCATCTGCGCGGCTTGAGCGTCTGCCTGCATCCGCATTTGATCGGATTGCGCCGTGGCTTGCATCTTGGCCTGCTCTAGCTGTTGTTGAGCCTGGAGCTTCATCATCTCGGGGTCGGGGCGCTGTTGCGGGTTCTGTTGGCTTGCAACGGCTTTCTGCTTGATCTGCTCCAGCGCCACGTCTAGCGTGCCTTCAATGGCTTTGGCTTGCTTAAACCCGCCAACGCCAAACTTCATCAGTTCTACAAGCATAGGGACAAGCTCTGGCGACTGCTGGCCTACAGGTAACGCTTCCCGCATAAATGAACCAAACGCGGTTAGAAACTCAACGCGGTCTTTCTTGTTTTGCTGTTGATCAAGTTGAACCAGGCTATCCGCATCCACCTCAATTCGGAAGTTACGCAAAGGACTGTCTTGGAGCAGCATCAAGGCTTGCGGCACTAAAGCTTGGTCGGCCTCGCTCATCTGCTCGGCAGCGGCGTATTCAAGGATGGTTTTGGGTTGGAACTTAGAGCAAATTACCTGCGCTTTGAGCCTGATAAGCTCAGAAGCAAATAGAGCAACTTCCTCCTGCATACTTCGGAGCCTAAGACCGGCATACTGGCCTTTGATCTGCTGCGCGGTAGCGGTTTCGGAAGCGGCAGTCTGGCCCCGAATAATGTCCGATATGCCCGTAATCTCGTAGATTTGCGACTTAATATCTTCCCGCGCCCGGTAGCATTGGAGCAAGGCGTTTGACAGCACATCAAGCGGCAACAGGTCAATGCTACCCTTTAGACCGCCTTTCTCCGAGAATGCCATCCACTTATCCACAGGAATAAGCGCGTTGTTCTCGCCCTCTGTCAGCAACCTTTGCAGGCTAGGCTGGCTTGCGTCATAGACACCCCGAACCCGCAGAGCCTTTACCAGCCCGTCAATGCGGTCTGAAAGGATGTCGAGTTCATTCGCTTGGTCTTGGTACAGGATGAAGTCAGGAACCGGAACTAAGGTGTCCGAGGTCATCGTCGCGTACAAAGGCGTAGCGCAAGGGAAGAAACCTTCTAGTTCCAGCGGATCGTCTCGCTCATCAATCAGGGTAGGATTGTTCTTGGACAGCCAGTAGACTTTGCCGGTTTCCTTGTCCCACAGCTCGCATATCTTGGCGCGGGTGCGTTCTTTTGTGGACTGCCCGTAGTTTGTAAGCGTTTCGGGGCCAGAATCTAACGCAATAGTCTTAGCGGTTTTCTCGCCAAATCGCTCGATTAGAGCTTCTCGGCTCATGTACACCCACCGCCAGACGCACGTTACTTCTTCCCAAGTGCGAGCGACAGAATGCCCAAAATCCTTCCAATGAACGTAGTCGGTAGGGGCACACTCGTACTCAATTTCTTCCTGGGGTTCCTCGCCAGCGGTGTAGTCTTGTCCTTCAAGCGTGCTTTCGGCGGTTTCGTCATTGTCCACGTCCTCCGTTACCTGCAAACCATCCTCTGGCATATCTTGCGTTTTGACGTGCGGCTCGTACCGTACCCAAGCAACGCCTCGCCCACCGAGGAACCTATCCTCTACCGCGTGTTTCATCGTTGCGCGGAAGTCGGGGTAATGCTCAATCTCAAAGTCTAAGGCGCGTTCAATAAGCTGCCCCGCTACCCGTCCAACAGGGTCATTATCGCCAAACCGACGCTCAGCCACCGCTTTAGGGAGCTTTGCATAAACAGCAGGGATAAGCGTCTGGACGTTGCTCCACAGGATGTTGAACTTGGCAGTTTCGTTTGTATGCTGGCTGCGGTTGTCATCGCGGTAACGCTTAACAATTTTAGTTGTTCGCGCTTCCCACTTCTTAAACTCGTTGTCATAGCTTGAAATGACGTTAAGCCATTTCTGTACGCCGGTGCTGGTCGGTTCCATTTATTTACATCCAATCATGGTTTTTTGTTTCGTTCCGAGATAGCACGCGCCTTTGCCTGTGCGTCCTCTTTGCTACTAGCACCCCATGCCTTTAGAGCAAGCGCCAGACGGGTAGGATCGCCATTAGGTTTCTGCATCGGCCCCGGCATATTACCCATCCTCGCAAGAAATGATGCTCTGCGCGGGTTGTCGCCTGCCTTTACTGGTGCTTTGAGCGTCCCGCCGGTTTCAGCCTTATAACTAGCGCGACCTTTGGCATTGAGCCCTCCTGCGGGGTTCTTCCCTTCTTTTCGTGTCCAGGCTGCGCTCATCGTGTGAATATCACATCCCTGTTAACTCGGTCGGCTATCTTGTAACCCATAAACCGTAACCAAGTGATAGTTTCATCGTCGGTGTACCCGTATCGCTCGCCCAAACCTTTAAGCTCTAACGTGATCACAGGCCAACCCGCCTCAATAGTCGCAACAGCGCCTAGCAACGCTTCATGCTCTGACCCTTCAACATCGAGCTGGAGGAAGTCGCAATCAACCACGCCCAGGCTATCAATCGGGATAACCGCAAACTCGTTGCCTTCTTTAACTTGGTGAGCGCCGATGTTGTCTGGGTAAATCCTGTCAATAGCAGCTCTGCCGTGTAATCTTCCAAATGCTGCGCGTCTGCTTACAATATTCCTTGCGTTGCAGGTGTTTGCTTCCAATGCCTCAAAGTTATCTGCGTCAGGTTCTACCGTATAAACAGTTTTAAACTTCTGCGACAGCGCCAGCGGATAAACGCCGATATTGCCGCCAGCCTGTATAACTGTCCTAAAGTCCTTGCACAAATCCAAACTAAAACCTAGATCACCCACTTCATCAAGCGCCGCAGCTAGGCAATGCTCGTCGGTTTCAGGTACGAAATAGCCTCTACGCGACCGCATACTGAACCCTTGTCTGCTCCCAAGGTCGTGGTTTCCCGTGAAACACAATCACCTTATCCCGCGCTCTTACGCCATGTTCCAGCACGTCAGCCTTGAAGCTGCACACGCCGTCCGTAATGTCCTGCCAATAAGTAACGGGTTCATTGCGTAGTGCGTGTTCAAGGTAAATCTGGTCACCTCCTTCGCAGTACCGTTCGCCGGTCTTAAACTCATCGTACAGGAACTCGTGCGGCTTTGACCACCACATAAGGCTAGATTGCATCGCCAACGGGTTACGCTTACCTCTGTATATATCTCGCATTATCACAAAGTCATGCGGCCTTGCCGCCTCTAACATCTCGCTGCAATCGCCCACCAGAACCGTGTCCAAATCCATGTATAACGCGCTCGGCAGCCTAAATAGCTCTAATTTTGACCACCAGCCTTCCCACCCATGAATCAGCGGGATAGTGGCGCAATCTAGCGTCATATCGGTCAAACAAACAAAGTCCTCATTCGGCAAGTATTTAGCGCACATCTCCTGCAACGCATAAACATGAGCCGATTTGAAGTCACCACCTGACTTTAGGACGCAAGCAATCACTTCTTCACAGGCTTTGCAGTCTTTGCTGACTCACGGAAGGCTTCAGCGGTTGGTGCGCCGGGGGTTCCTGGCTTACGCATCTTCTCGCCAGAACCCGCTTTTATGCGCTCCTGCTTTGCAAGGATATTTGCGTACAGTCCGGGCTTGTTCATGCGCTGAAGATGCCCATAGCCATGACTTCAGAACCTGCGCCGGTTGTTATTTTCCAAGCGCCGTCTTTTGACGCAGCATTTATTTCTACGTTGTAAACGCCAACTCCACCGCCAACCGCATTCGGCAAAATAGTGTGCGTCAAGATGCCTGTGCCGCTGCCATCAACAACTTGCACAAGGCTGCTTGCAGCCGTGGCAACTGTAATGACAATACGGTGCAAATAATCGCCCACCGCGCCTGTGCCGCCAAGAACTTGAGCAGACTGCGATGCCGCTACATGCTCGTAATGATACCTATAGGGATTGCTTACGCCACTCATAGTCTTTTCCTTTTGTTAAATTGTTGATGCGTTGCCCACATATCATCTAGTGTGACCTCGTTGCCGGGGCCGACTATCAAAGGTTTTACCCTATCCGGAGGCTTAACTGCTGGTTCCTGCCGCCAGACTATAGCTAGCATCCTCATGGCATCGGCTGGATGGCTGCACCAGTCGTGTCTAGGAGTCTGCCTAAACGCCTTCTTGTCCTCGTCATATTCCCTCTGGTACTGGCGTAACGCCTCCATTCCTTCGTCGCAACGCTCGGCATCAAACCACGTATTTGGTAGCATCTGGCGCACCGCCTGTATCCCGTCCTGCACAGATAGGTCAGGCACGATGGCAAGGTTGTTTATACCCAGATACTCAGCCATTTGCTCAATTATCGACTTGCCCTGAGCCGCTAGGGTCTTAGCGCGAGCGTCATGCGGCAAGTAGTGCTTGCCATACTTATAAGGCTTGCTTGTAATGACCGCTGCCAGTTCCGCTATGTTTGCGCCGCTGACCGCGTAGTAATCAATAATGTGAATTTCGCCCCTGATGACTTGGTAAAACCAAATAGCAGTATCGTCGCGGTATCCCAAGTCCCAGGCGGTATGCACCGGCACTTCAGGCTGGTAGTCCACGCGGCATATCCTGCCCTGCTCTGCCGCCTCGCGCATCTCAACCCCATAGAAAGCGCCGAGGATGCTGGCCTCGAAACTACATTCATACTCTTGGTCGTACTGGTCTTTTGAAAGCTGCGCCCTTGCTGCCGCTAACTCGCCATCAGGAAGCAACCCTGACTTACTGGCTGGAAGTTCCAGCAGAAACCACTCATCCCTAAGCCTAGCCGCAGTCTGCTTTATGTCCCAAAACTGGTTTTTACCCTTTGGAGTGCCACCAAACACCGCCCACCCCTGCCGGTCACTCAAGGAAGGCCGGATCACGTTACCCCACACGCTAGGTTTGAAGTCACCGTACTCATCCATAAAGATACCGTCAAAGCCCAACCCACGCATGGCATCTGCGTTATCGGCTCCAAATAGCCTTACCTTTGACCCGTTAATCATATCTACGGTCAACTCTGACTCATTGGTACTGGCAGCCGCAGTAGCCGAGAAATGTTTAAGGTAGTCCCATGCCACGGATTTAGCCTGGCTGCGAAAAGGGGCTATGTAGGCAAACTGGGGCATGGGACTTTTACTTGTGACCGCTGCCCTGATAAGGTCGTTGATAGCCGCCACGGTCTTACCAGCCCGTCTGTGGGCAACAAGACATGACCACCGCTTGGTACGCTGATGAAACGGCAGGAAGGCCGGTCTGGGCTTGTAGGGTATGACGTGCAGCGTCACTCAAGCCACCGGAATGTATGTTCTTGAGGCCCACCCTCTGGCCCTGAGTTTTCATGCCTTTGGGTTTCAGCCCACCGCATTTGTGCCTTAGTCCACCAGATCATCGCGGTCGTGTCCTGGCCCAATGTGGCTTTGTTGAACAATGATTTAGCCACCGCAGCAGAGGCTTGGGCCTTGCCTGTAGCAAGCTCGACCTCGTAATGCTTTCTAAGCGTTTCAGCGGCTATACCAATAAGGGCGGCTATCTGGTCTTGAGGCAAGCCGAGTCCTGAAGCACTCTGTGCCTGTTGCCTTGTTTTTGCTGTTGGTTGGTGCGGTTTAAATCTCATTGTTTTTAAGGAAAAGGAATTATGCTGCTTTCTTTAATGAAATGAAAGGCTTACCATTTGCTTCTAACGTTGCTGTCTGTCCTGTGAATTCTTGCCAGCGTTGGACGATTACATCACAGTATTTAGGGTCTAGTTCCATGCTGCGGTTGATGCGGCCTGTTTTCTCGCAAGCGATTAGGGTTGATCCGCTTCCTCCGAACAGATCAAGCACTACCGCTCCGCTTCGCGTTGTCTTATCAATCGCCTCTTCTGCCAGTGCGACGGGCTTCTGTGTTGGGTGGGCGTAAGTGGTAGCGCCATCTTTGCCGACCTTCCAAACACTCCCGATCCGCTTACCCGTCAACTCTGCGCCCCGGTTAAATACCAGCGCCATTTCGTAATCAGTGAAAAACGTCTTCTTCAAGTCACCGATTCCTCCACCACCCTTTGACCAGATAACCATGTTTGTTGGGAACCCGAAGCCGCTGGTATTTTCCAGCCACTTGTCGATTACTTTCCATGTCGTCCAGATAAAAACCCAGCCCGTTGAGCAAGCTTCAATGATCGGAACAACCTCCAGAATTACATCGTCGTTTTTCAGCACGTCAAACTTGGCTGATTTGGTGCGCTTGTTTGACTGATAACTAACGCCATACGGGGGATCAGTAAACACCATATCAGCCTTCTGCCCATCCATCAGCTTCTCAACCGCATCAATGCTCGTGCTATCGCCTCACATTACCCGATGCTTACCCAACAACCAAACATCTCCTAGCTTAGTGATTGGGGCCTCTGGCACCTCCGGCACATCGTCCTCGTCCGTTAACCCCTCGGTTATCTTTGGGTT